CAGAACTGGCGTACAAAAAGTGGTAAACCGTCTACGCAAGGCGCTAATGCTACTGGTGAACGCTACCTCCCTGCTAAGGCTATTAAGTCTCTTAGCGATTCTGAGTACGCCGCTACAAGTAGAGCAAAGCGAAAAGGCACTAAGGCAGGTAAGCAGCATGTGGCTCAACCTAAGAAAGTTGCAAAGAAGGTGAGGAAGTTTAGAAAATGAAAAAGAAGTGTCCTAAATGCAAAGGCAAAGGTTGCTCTCATTGTGGAGGAACAGGTTATCATGAAAGCATGAATAAAGGTGGAATGATGGGTAAGAAGATGGGTTACGCACATGGCGGTCTAGCTTGTGGCGCATCTAACCCAGCAGAACGCCCAATGAAGAAGATGAAAAAGTAATGGCTAAATATTATCATAAGTATAAAGATGCACTAGAGAAACGTGGCTACACAGTAGATGAACACGGCATTGTACGTGATGCATATGGTAACCAAGCAGCAGGTGAAGATCGCTTTGGTAACGTTAACTGTAGCGATCCTAATATTACAGCTATCTGCATTGAAGTAGAAGAGTCTGGTGTTTTAGCTAAACTAGCTAGGACTACAAAGAAAGCTGTAGAGAAAGCTAAACCTAAGCTGAAGAAAGTACGTGCACGTAACGCGGATGGTACACTACGGGGCGATGACCCTAACACACCAGACGTTAACGAGGCGTGGACTTATATTGAGGATAAGTAATGTCTTTTACTAATCAGGGCAAACCAGCACGGATTAAATCTGTGTATGGTCACAACACAGGTACATCATACGAGACTGTATATACTTGCCCTGCTAATGCTACAGCAGAGGTTACGTTTATCCATGTTGTTAATGGTGGTGCCTCTACTAACACCGTTGAGGTAGAGTGGTACGTATCTGCTGACACTTACACATCACACTTCCTCAAAGGTAAATCTATCAACGCTAGTGACTACGTAAGCTTCAGTAACATTGACTTAATTCTACAGCCCGGTGATGAAATTAGAGTCACACCTACTAGCGCAGGACATATTGATACCATCCTAACTGTAACTGAAACATTTATCCCAGTAGGGTAATAGCGGGTATGCAATAATAGGTACTACTACCTGACCTACCCATGAGTATAACTATCTCCGCATACAACAAAGGAGAACGTTATGCTTAACCTACTAAAACGTGCATGGAAAGCTATTGAAGTTGCACAACAGAAACGCGCAGACTATCATCTACTAAATATGTTATCTGAGCGAGAACTACGTGATCTAGGTATAGGTCGCTCACAAATAAGAGAGTTAATCTATGGCAAGGAATCTAACAGAGAAGCAAGTTAAGTTTCTTGAAGTACTATTTGATGATGCTGGCGGTGACGTTGTTACAGCTAAGAAACTGGCAGGTTATGCACCTGAGTCCAGCACTACAGCCATTGTGGAATCTTTGAAAGATGAGATCGCGGAAAAGACACGTACTTACTTTGCTCGTAGTGCGCCCAAGGCTGCTATGGCTATGGTTGGCGCTATACATGATCCTACTGAACTAGGCATCAAAGAGAAGATGGTCGCAGCAAAAGACTTGCTAGACCGTGCAGGACTTGGTAAAGTAGATAAAGTGGATGTCACATCAAGTGGTGGCATCTTTTATCTACCACCAAAAGAAGGTACGAACGAATAATACCGCAAAGAGATTTAGGTTATTGGCAGCTACCGTTGCCACCTAAGAACACAGACAAGAAGTGGCACACTATTGTAAGGGTAACTCAAAAGGTTCCCTTCGGCTATGAGCTACATCCAGAAAACGACAAGTTACTTGTACCTGTCGAACACGAACTTGAAGCGTTAGAGCTTGCAAAACGACACCTCAAGCAGTATAGTCTACGAGCAGTAGCACAATGGTTGAGCAAAGAAACAGGCCGACACATATCACACGGTGGCCTAAAGAAAAGAGTTGAAGTTGAGCAAAGACGTAGAAAAGCACTTGCGATTAAGCGGAAGCTTGCCAAGTGGCTCGAAGAAACCCTTGAGGAAATCGAAAAGCTCGAAACCCAAGGGGTCGGGGCATACGCAGAGTACACCGACGACAGTTGAAACAGTCGCTACCCCCAGTGAGACTGTACCTGCAAAAGCGGTGGCACCTGAGTTCGACGTGGATGTAGCACAGGATGTAGTGTTCAAACCAAACCCCGGCCCCCAGACGTATTTCTTAAGTGCGTCAGAACGTGAGGTTCTATATGGTGGTGCAGCGGGTGGCGGTAAGTCATATGCTATGCTTGCTGATCCGCTACATGGTTTGAATGATCCTAACTTCTCTGGTCTACTTGTACGTCACACTACGGAAGAACTTAGAGAACTAATACAAAAGTCTCAGGAGTTGTACCCACGTGCCGTACCAGGTATCAAATGGTCAGAGCGTAAGTCTCAGTGGACTAGCCCAAAGGGTGGAAGACTATGGATGTCTTATCTGGATAAGGATACAGATGTCACCAGATACCAAGGTCAGGCTTTTAACTGGATTGGATTCGACGAACTTACACAATGGTCTAGCCCTTACGCTTGGGATTATATGAGATCACGTTTACGTAGCTCAGCACAACACTTAGGTTTGTACATGAGAGCTACAACCAACCCCGGTGGCGCAGGTCACTCATGGGTTAAGAAAATGTTCATTGATCCTGCACAGGCAGGTAAACCTTTTTGGGCTACGAATATTGAAACAGGCGACACTATTACATTCCCTCAAGGACACAGTAAAGCGGGTCAGCCTCTGTTTAAGCGTAGATTTATTCCTGCGTCTTTGTTCGACAACCCTTACCTCGCGGATGCTGGCGACTATGAAGCCATGCTACTATCACTACCAGAGCATCAACGAAAGCAGTTGCTCGAAGGAAACTGGGACATCAACGAAGGTGCAGCCTTCCCAGAGTTTGACAGGTCAAAACATGTTATCGAAAGCTTTGACATACCTGAGAACTGGGTTAAATTCAGGGCTTGTGATTATGGTTATGGTAGTTACACTGGCGTTCTATGGTTTGCTGTTTCCCCTGATGAACAGCTAATCGTATATCGTGAGATGTATGTCTCTAAGGTTACAGCGACAGACTTAGCTGATATGATCTTAGACGCAGAAAGACATGACGGTGGTATGAGATACGGTGTGCTTGACTCATCTTTATGGCACAACCGTGGCGATACAGGGCCATCACTAGCGGAACAGATGATCATGAAAGGTTGTCGTTGGCGTCCTTCAGATCGTTCTCGCGGCTCTCGTATCGCAGGTAAAAACGAAATACATAGACGTTTACAAGTAGATGACTTCACTGAGAAACCACGTCTAGTATTCATGGATAACTGCACTAACACAATAGCGCAGATACCAAGCATCCCTCTGGATAAACGTAACCCAGAAGATGTAGACACACATGCAGAGGATCACTTGTACGATGCCTTGCGTTACGGTGTCATGACACGCCCACGCAGCAGTGTATGGGATTTCAACACAGCAACACAACGCACAGGCTTTCAAGCTAGTGACTCAACATTTGGATATTAAGTATGGCAGAACAAGAAGAAATGTTTGAAACAGATGAAGTCGTAGCTGCAGAAGACAGCGACGATAGTATCTTCCGTGAGAAGTCTAGCGTAGTAGGCTTTGTTCAAGAGCGTTACAAACGTGCAGAAGATGCTCGTTACGCAGATGAACAACGTTGGTTACGTGCGTATAGAAACTATCGCGGCATTTATGGTTCAGACGTTCAGTTCACAGACTCAGAGAAATCACGTGTCTTTGTTAAAGTTACTAAGACTAAAACACTAGCAGCATATGGACAGATCGTTGACGTACTATTCGGAAACAACAAGTTCCCTCTATCTGTTAATCCGTCTGTGTTACCAGATGGTGTAGCAGAAGCGGTACACATTAACCTAGACCCTAAAGCATCTGCATCACCTGATGCCATTCGTGCTGTTACAGAGCAGAAACCTTCAAGCCCTTACCTGATTGATGGCGACACAACGCTACAACCCGGTGAGACTTTGATGGACCTACAAGCTCGTATGGCAGGTTTGAACAGCAAGGTTGAAGCTGTATCAGATAAGATCATTGAGGGTGAAGGTACAACTGCATCCACTGTGACATTCCATCCTGCTATGATCGCAGCTAAGAAGATGGAAAAGAAGATTCACGATCAGCTACAAGAGAGTGGTGC